AAGACATGGTTAACACACCAGAGCATTATAAGCACAGCGGGTCAGTAGAGTGCATAGATGCAATAGAAGCTGCAACAAGTTACGGCTTTGAATTTTATTTACAAGGTAACGTAATTAAATATTTATGGCGTTATCGGTATAAGAACGGCCTTGAAGATTTAGAAAAGGCACGTTGGTATTTAAACAAACTAATAGAAAAAGTAAGAAAGGAAAAAGAAGATGTCCTCTTGTAATCATCTACCAACTGTTTATCAACAGTTCATACATAAATCACGTTACGCTAAATGGATGCCAGAGCATAATAGAAGAGAGACTTGGACAGAGACGGTATCTCGTTACTTTGATTTTATGGAGCAACATTTACTTGAAACTCACAATTATAAAATAAATAAAAAATTTAAAAAACAATTGGAGGAGGCGGTTATTAATTTAGATATCATGCCCTCTATGAGAGCTTTGATGACTTCAGGTCCTGCCCTTGAAAAAGATAATGTTGTAGGTTACAACTGTTCTTACTTACCGATTGATAGCCCACGTGCGTTTGACGAATGTATGTATATACTGATGTGCGGCACAGGAGTTGGTTTTTCTGTAGAGGAAAAATATGTGCAGATGCTACCTATCGTTAATGAACATTTTGAAAACTCTGAGACAGTCATACATGTAGCAGATAGTCGAAGCGGTTGGGCTAGAGCTTACAGAGAACTAATATCTCTTCTGTATTCTGGACAAGTTCCAAATATTGATGTGTCAGATGTTCGTGCAGCAGGTGAGAGATTAAAAACTATGGGGGGCAGAGCATCTGGACCAGAGCCTCTCTTAGAGTTAATGAACTTTACAATAAACAAATTTAGAGACGCTGCTGGTAGAAGATTATCATCTCTTGAGTGTCACGACATCATGTGTAAAATAGGGGATGTAGTGGTAGTAGGGGGGGTCAGAAGATCCGCTTTAATTAGTTTATCTGATTTATCAAACAGAGAGATGGCACACGCTAAATCTGGTAAGTGGTGGGAACATAGTAAACATCGACAATTAGCAAATAACTCAGTGTGCTACACTGAAAAGCCTGATATTGGAACTTTCATGAAAGAGTGGCTGTCTTTGTATGACAGCAAAAGCGGTGAGCGTGGTATATTCAATAGAGAATCAGCTCGTATGAAGGTTTTAGAAAATGGTAGAAGAGAGCCTGATCATGAGTTTGGGTGTAACCCTTGTAGTGAGATTATATTGCGCCCATATCAGTTTTGTAACTTGTCTGAGGTTGTAGTTCGTCCTAACGACACGTTAGAGGATTTAAAAACAAAAGTTCGTTTAGCCACAACTCTTGGCACGTTTCAAAGCACGTTAACTAATTTTAAATACCTTCGCCGTGTTTGGAAAAAAAATACGGAAGAGGAAAGATTACTAGGCGTTTCCTTAACAGGCATTATGGATCATTATCTTTTATCAAAAACAGAGGACGCAACAAGATGGTTGTCTGAAATGAAAAGAGAGGCGATTGATCAAAACGGTTACATAGCACAAAAGATAGGCATACCAAAGTCAGCTGCTATAACTTGTGTTAAGCCCTCTGGTACTGTATCGCAACTTGTAGACGCTGCGAGTGGTATTCATGCTCGTCACAATTCGTTTTACGTTAGAACCGTACGAGGCGATAATAAAGATCCTCTGACACAGTTTTTAAAAAGTGAGGGTGTTCCAAGTGAACCAGATTTTTATAAGCCTAATAACACGACTATATTTAGTTTTATAACACGCTCTCCTAAAAATGCCGTTACTAGAACGGAGATGTCTGCCATAGAACAATTAGAGCTCTGGAGGATGTATGCGATGCATTGGTGTGAGCACAAGCCTTCAGTGACCGTTAGTGTTAAAGAACATGAGTGGATAAGTGTAGGTTCTTGGGTTTACGAAAATTTTGATATATGTAGTGGTATTTCGTTTTTACCTTTTACTGAACACACGTATCGTCAAGCACCCTATCAAGACATTACAGAAGAAGAATACAAAGGGGTTTTTCAATATTCTACTAACACAAAGGGTGAAAAAATAAGGGTTGACTTGACCGCACCAACTGCAATAAATTGGGATAAATTAGAAGAGTTTGAAATAGAAGACTCTACAAACGGTAACAGAGAATTAGCTTGTTCTGGAGACTCTTGTGAAGTTGTAGATATTGTTTCAAGTTAATTAGGAAGTAACGACATGGATTATTCTTGGTACACATACATAGTTTTTGGTATCATAGCGTTATTAGCAGTCGTGTCTTTTTGGGACACTTATTAATGATTGAAGTAGCCGTAACTGCAGAAATAGAAGAAGAAGCATGGGACAGAGCCTCTGACATGCCTTTTTTATCTGGAAGCATAACTAACGGCACAAGTAACGTGGTGGGCTGTTTAGGTGAAATTTTAGTGCAACGACATTTACACGCTAAATTTTCCAACACTTTTAATTATGATTTAATTGACGGTGAAAGACGCATCGACGTTAAGACAAAAAGATGTGACTCAGAGCCGTTGCCCTTTTATGATTGTTCTGTTGCTGCTCATGGTAGTGATCAAGAATGTGATGACTATGTGTTTGTGCGAGTGTTAAAAAACATGTCGAGAGCATGGCTTTTAGGTCGCGTATCTAAAAAACAATTCTTTGAAAAAGCAACACGATATCGACGAGGTGATATAGACCCTAGTAATGGCTACATATTTCGTGCTGACTGTTATAATATACCTATAAATGAGTTGGATACACTATGAAAAAACCAATAACAAAAATAGACGATCTTTTTTCTTTACGAATGGGTCTGACCAAAACTGGTGATGTTAAATTAGAGATGGATTATGTTGAGCCAGAGATATTTGAACAGACTATGAACAACCAAGCTCCAGATTTTGAGGGCACATTTCAAATAACAACTATGTTAAGATATTTAAAAACCACAGGAGGAGAAATACTTGAACGAGCAAACGGATTTATCAGATGACTTTGAACTGGAAGAGGCTAAAAGAGACCCTAGACAAATGCCCCTTCCTTTAACTGAAAGAACAGAATATGAAGAGAGCAAGCGCAGAAGTTGGTACTACGACAGTCTTGGAAAAAAAAGAGACAAAAAAACCGGGCATAGGATTGGTTAACAAGGTAACACCCTATAGAGATCTATCATGGTATATAAAGTGGGCTGGGACAGTGTTTCTCCTCTCTGCCATATGCGTCAGAGCGTCAGAGTTGAGCACACAGGTTGATTTCATTCTTTCTCTGGTAGGGACTGGGCTTTGGTTAGTTGTGGGTCTGCTGTGGCACGATAGGGCTATTATAGTTATAAATGCTGCAGCTGTTGTCTTGTTATCTATTGGTTTATTAAACTCATTACCGGAAGGATTGTAACATGTTAGATGCACTAACTAAAAAGCTAGAAGGTGAGATTGCTGTTGCGAAAGCTAACGTAGATATCTATTTAAGTAACGCAGCAGGTATCGGGGAGCACTCCGATATTCTTGAAGCGATAGAAATACAGATTGAAAAAATAGCTACAGCTCATGAAAAAATAGAAATTATTAACGATTATTTCTAACAAAAAACCCCGATAGTAAAAACTACCGGGGCTTGTTAGGGGGGTGCGTTTTATCGCACCTCTTTTTTTTATGTTATTACACCGCGTCCTATGAGAATGTCTTTTTGTGAAATTTTCCCATCCCCTGATAGATCAGGAAATGATTTCTTCTTTGTTACTTTTTTTTCTGTGCCTCTTGCCATCATCTGTGGTTGCATTTGATTCATGCGGCTCTGCATTGGCATAGGAGAGGACATCTGCATGTTCATGCCTCCCATTTGCTTTTTCTTACGAGACTTTTTTTCAAAAGATGCTATGCCTCGTTTTATGCCGCCGCCGTACATCATGGGTTTTCTAGTCCCACCACCATACGACATTTTGCGCGGCCCGTTAAAATAAGTTTTCATCGTGCTACTCCTTGCTTCATCAAAAGCTGTTGATTTTGTAATTCTAATTTTTTATTTAAGTTAGTTATGTTGTTTGGAGTTGGAGCTCCACTTTCATCGGGATATACTTTTACAAATCGTGGATACTCAGTATCTTCTCCTGTAAAGAATTTTTCAGTGGCATACAACCTTCCCATGTAAGATGTCACTTTAGTTTTAAAGTCTCTAGCGGTATTGATGTTCAACACTGTTTTTTTATCTACGTATTGTAATATTGCTTGTGCCGTTTCCGGGTGTTGTATCAAATAACTTTGAGCGTTAAATTTATTAAGTTTTGCTTGTCTAAATGCAAACTCTACTGCTACGAACCCCGGATTAACTTTATTATTTTTTATACCATACCATTTTGAAAACAATGATTCTGGTCTAAAAGGTAGAGGTTTGTTACCTTGTCTAAGAACAGATGACTCCGGTGGGTAGATAAATCTTCCGATTTTTGATAATATTACCAGTGACTGTGCTATGTTAGGATTAACTTCTCGTATTCTATCTAGTGTCATAGAATCATTTGTTATTTCATCTATTAAAGAAAAATCTAGGCTTCCGTTAGGTCTTCGTGTTTTGCAATGTGTAATCCTAATAAATCTGTGGACATTGTGTCAAACTTTTTTTGGTCCTCTGGACTTAACGTCTGTCTAACTGCTTTCCATTGATTTAACCCTGTATCCGTTAAAATAACTGAACTTAGTATATCTTCATAATTCCTAGCACCAGAAGTAGGATCAAAAGTTTTTTGTAAATTAAGAAAAACACCAGCAATATTATTGTGCGTTGCTGTATACGCCCTTCTAACTTTTTCTATTTCCTCTGTTGCTTGTTTTATAGCAGTTCGATTTTTCTTTGTTTTTGCCAACACAGTTGTATCAGCTAGAGGTATAAAATCATCTGTTTCATTAAACAATTGTACAGGATTTCCATTAGCATCCATCAAGGGCTGGGCAACACCGTCTTCATCTATTGAGTACAACGGTATTCTTTGCACGTTCTCATGAAAATTTATAATATCTTCAGAGGTTTCAAATAAAGATGTTGTACCTTTTCTAGTACTCATTATCTGAAAACCTTTTTCATTAAAAAATCCGGGTATAGACGTTATATTGTTATCTCGAAGACTGCCTAAAAGAAATTGTCCGGCTTCTGATAATTCATAAGATATTGCATACGCACCTCTTAAAAGAAAACGAAGTTGTTCCGCTGTGTCCTCTGTCGGATAATAGAGACCATCCGCCGCCTTAACACCTCCGAATATTTTTACAAATGCTTGACCTTCTTGTGTGTCTATTAAAGCTCTGTTTGTATCCGCATAAGATTTGTCTTTAAAAACGTTAATTAAAAGTTTTTGAACGTCCTCATATTTATTTTGCTCTAACGCGATTAGCACTTTACTTTTTGTGTTATCTTCAAACCCTTTACCTTTGTTTTTAGTGCTGTATCTTATAGCTCTGTCTCTCCATATATCATTTAGAGCTTGCATATCATCAAGAATAATTTGACCGTTTACGGGCTCACCTGTATTTATGTCAGCCCCTTTAAAATTTATTTGGTTGTCTAAATCAATTAGCATCTGATTAACAACTTTATACTCATCATCTTTTCCCGACCTTTGAAGAGAGTTTCTTTTTTTTCTAACCACATCTCTTAGTGTAAGCATTTCTTCAAAATTAAATTCTAAAGTTAAAAATTCAGAGTAATTTTTAGGGTCATTAAAACCTTTCCTAAGTGTAGATTGATTTAAAAGGGTAACGGCATTTTCTCCGAGATCATCGACGGTAAATTTTCCATTTGCAAAATCCGTAAAGAACTTTTTCTGCCAATCGTACACATCAATAAATCTAGCTGATTTTATAGGGTATTCTTTTTGTAAATTTTCTGGAAGGTTTTGAATTAATTTAACAGTTTGAGTAACTATCACATTGGCATCTTTGGCATCTTTAAGAGGTGACGCCTCTATTAAAGCTCGTTTA